TCTCTAACATGAATAATGCATTCATTGGTACAGGTAGTTCATTGATATATGCATCTAACTCATGCAAGAGTTCATGATTGTTTTGCGGCAAATTCATTTGTTATCCTCCATATGTACGTTCATACTTATGAACATAGTGCCCATTCCTATAGTAGCCTGATACAGTTACTAACCCAGCATTTGATTCACTCTTGGTCTTATTAGCTTGAATATATGCTTCACGCATACGATCATCTTCACCTGTAGCTATAAGCAATTGTCTCATAGCAAGACTACCAGCTAATCTTCCGGCACCTTCATATGAGAAAGTATTTTGAGCTAATTTAAGAAGTCTGTTCTTATGACCGATTGATGATTTTGCGCCCAAAAGCAAATTCTTTCGGTTCAATCTTGAATAGCTACCATATGCATTTTTAGTTACAGTACTGACATCGAAAGCACGCAAACCCAAATATGCTTTTTGGAATGTACTTGTTGCACTCGTTGTAGGCAAGTATAGTTCATCAAGATTTTGTACATACTTAGTAGTCCATGCCATACGTGTCAAATGCTCATGACCAGTAAGACCTCTAAAGACCTGAGTAGCTATACCTTGGTTTGTTGCGCCTTTTAGCACGCCACCTAAAAACTGTTGAGCACTGCTCTGTGGTTGCATAACACTAAGTTGTGCTTTGCGACTTATATCAGCAAATGCCATGCCAGCTGTACGCTTAGGTAATATCTCACCTGTAGCCATATTAAGTGTAGGGAAATTACTTTTTGCACGTTCTACTTTTAATAGATCATCAACATAAGAAGTATATTTACCTTGTAATGTTGATTTAAATGCACCTGTTCCTTCACCCAAGAATGTTCTTTTTGCGGCATCTCTAACAGGTTGAGTTAAAGCTTTTGATCCAGCTGAAAGTAATATGGATTCAGTAATCCATGATGACGTTGAAAAGCTATTTCGCGCAGCATCCCAAACATCATATCTTTCATCTGTTGCAGCACGTAAAAGGTTTTGACCTAAGACTCTTTTATATATAGTCCATGATGCTTTGCCAATAGCATTAGCATCTAATCTTAATACTGAGTTAGCTATATATCCACGTGCTCCACCTACTGCTGCACTTTCAGCAAGATATCCTCTTGCTGTGTTTATTGCGGCGAAGCGAGAAGCGCCTGCTGCTCCAGCAGCTGCGCCTGTACCACCGCTTAATGCGACTAATCCAGCAATAGCAACATATGGTGCAGCATCTTTTGCAAAGTCAAGCAAGTCATCTAAGAAGCCATCTTTAGGCTTTTTATTCTTAGTATTAGAATATGTGTACATTGCTCTCCTATCTCAACAGCTATATAGTAAAAGTAGCTCCTCCCTTTCGGAAGAAGCTACCTTCACAGGTTGTTTCACTTATACCGTTGCTCTATAAGAGTAGGAGGTTCTTATATCACAAGATTTATAGTAGCACTTTATTATTAAGTTGTCAAGCACAAGTGCATATTTATTTTGCGGCACGGTTAAAACCCCTCCGCCTGTGACACCACCTTCACAGGAACCGAACTCAGGGTAATGAGCTATTGAATCATCATGCCCTATACTTACGCATAGGACATCGGTCCCCGTTTCCGGCCACTTATTCCCTGGCTTGACTGATGAGGTCGTTTGCCGCTCGGGATCCATCTCATTAGGTTATACCAATATAGTAACACAATTTGTGTACTTTCCACAATGCTACATTACTATTTATGTTGTGAAGCAATAAATAGTTACACTTGTAGGAGAGTCACATGAAGTTTGCCAACGAAGAACGATTTGATCTAAATCCACGCCAGCTTGAAAGATTCGAAAGTCATTTCATTATTGATAATATCACTGGCTGTTGGATTTGGATAATGAGTAAAGACAAAGACGGCTATGGTAAAACCAGTATCAATGGTATCTTTGCTCGTGCACATCGAGTAGCTTATGAGCATTATCGTCAAGTCAAAGCTGATGGAATCTTAGATCATATTGTATGTGATAATAAGTCGTGTGTCAACCCTTATCACGTAGAAGTTTCAACAATGCGTGAAAATACTTTGCGTGGCACTGCACCATCTGCACTGAATGCCCGTAAAACTGTTTGTCAAAATGGACATCCATTTGATAAAACAGCTACACACAAAGGGGTCACACGTCGTATCTGTACAATATGTCATGCGGAAAGACGCAAAGCATGGAAACAACGTGAAAAAGCCAGGAGACAAAATGAAAATCCCTAAAGAAGATAGAGCAGATCCTAATCTGGAAGCACAAGTAAAAATAAGACTTGCAGTAAAGGACTATCAAAAACTCCAGAGAATTGCGTTAGTCAACAACACATACGCAAGCACCATGGCACGTAGAGCCATCCTGAAATATATAAGAGATTTGGAAATCTAATGAAGAGAATTATTAGCACGGTTATTGCTGGACTTATTGTCTTTGCCGGATGTTCAACCCCAGATACATCAAGTCACGTCAAAGCAGGTTCATCAGTAGAATTGACAACAACTACAACTGAAGTAGTTGAGACTACGCTATCCCCAACAACAACAGATGTACCAATGGATCCAGAGCTTGAAGCCGGTATGTTGTTCTTCACTGGCTTCATTGCTCAAGCAGATCCAGAGACAGTGGACACTGTATGTAACATGGAAGATGTTCTTGGCTCACAAGGAGCTGCTGAGTATCTCAGTGAGAATGCTGAGATTTATGCTTCAGCAGGTGAACTTGAAGGTTGGGCCATGGTCATCGACACATTGTGCAACTGATCTTTACATATATCCCTACAGTAAAGGAGAATAATTGACAACAAATGGAGAATAAAATTGACACAGGCAATAAAGATTATTACCAGAGTTATCAGCTATACAAAGATGATGCAGTTGTTGCTACAATTTATACATATGATTCTGAAGGAGATCAAGCTCTTCGGGACATCTTCAGCATCCCTCAGAGTCGTCCTCTGATTCATCTTCCTCAGTAGCTGTTGATTTAGAATCAAGCTTTTTTTCCAGACGGGAGATTCTCTCTATGAGGTCTTCCGTCTGGTTATTTAACGGCCCGTATCCATTGGACTTTCCAATATGCGTTCTTAGCCAATAGGTAATATAACCCATAAGTGCCACAAGCATAGGGTACGATGCTTCTTGTACTGCTTTCCAAGTAGTGCTGAACATATCAGCCCCAACCATTAAATGGATACTTGAACTTTGGGTTACGAACAGTGAAGTCGTATCCTACCAATCGAATCGAATTGGTGTCAAGAGATGCCAAGATTTCCTCACCTTGTGCCGCATATCGAGCAGCAAGGGCTGCGAGGTATAGAGTTGATTCGTTGCGCTCAGCCAAGCTGTCTCCGCTGACAGATGTAGATCCGATGCTGACAGTACCAGCTTGAGATCCAGTTCCACCACGCATTGATTGAATGATCAAGTCGTCTGATAGGTTAGTGTAGATAACGCTCAAGGCCATATTGATTTCGGCTTCTTTGACAAGACGAAGTGTAGCGTTATACTTACGACGAGCAGTATCACTATCAAAGACGTCAAATCGTGACAAACCCATTTCAGCAGTACGGAAGTCAATACGAGCACGAGCAGCTTTAAGTGCACGAGATACTTCAGACGCAGAAACATCTTGAGCATTCAAATGAGAATAGCGATATACATCAGTAGATGTTGCATAGTTAGCTCCATCAGTTGTAGAGCTTACTGCTAAGAATGGTGCGGCAGCCTCAAAGTCTCCACCATATACTGGATCTGAATACGGTCCAAATTCATTGTCACTTGAATTATAGAATCTGATCTTATACCAAGATGCATCATTCAAAGAGTCGTATTCATATTTGGTATCACCGTACTCATAAGCGACAGATGTGACAAGACTATATGTACCAGTTTCTGTTGATGATGAGTATATGTATAGATAGTCACTATTAGCATCTTCGGGAAGCGAAAATGCAATGACTGCTGATTGTGTTGCCATGATTAAGTCTCCGAAGGTAGAGTATGCTTGCTGAATGGGTCGTTACTTGGACCAATAACATAAGCATTACCTGAATAGTAAGCAATCTGTTCATTGATCAAATATGGAATGACTTGAGTTATTTCATACTCATTGCCATCGAAATACATTGTCCAAACTGTACGCTTCAAGAAGTTGCCAGCATTGATAACAAATGATCTATCCATGTGAAAGTCAGGTGGTAGATATACTTTACGAATATCTCGTTCAATATATGTTGTATATCCATCCGAACCACGATTAGCTAATGGCGCTTCATACGTTGCGGGATCGATTGACATCAATGAAACGTATTCAACTGGAGCAGTATAAGCAGATCTATCATTCATTTGAGCAGTAACAACTGGTTCATATTTGAAGAACCTTGCAGTTGTTCCGACTTTGTTGAAGGCGGCAAGATAACGATCAGTGATCGAACCAGTAAGTCCAGCACTGTAGTAGTCAGTATCTTCAGAAGGACCACCAAGAACATTGATATATACTATTAAATCAGATGTACTTGCAGTATCCGTAGAGTAACTACTTGTTTCTTGAGCGGGAGGATAGGCAGATGAAGAAAGCAATTCATGACAAATGCGAATTGGACGAGTGTCATTCTGAGTTGCAGAATTGCCTTCACCAATCTGATAACCAACTCTTACCAATCCAGGATCAGTTAAATCTAATAAAGTACTGGCAGGTGGTTGGAACCAGCGAAGTCCCACAACAGGATCAGATGCTTGCGCTACTTGAGTCCCAATTTCTTTTTCATCGCCTAATGTATAGGTAGATCCGTTAGAAGTCATTAGAGTTCTAACATATGTTTTGGGAATACCACTTGCATTAGTACGTGTATATCCAAGCATGAACCCACCAATACCACCGAGTACGGTAGTACGTCCAGCTTTTTGTGATGTTACACTATCGGTGTAATGTGAGTGACCACTGCTCTTGTTGATAACTGTTGGACCAGTCCATGTAACACCATCGTCAGTCGATATTGCATAATATACATCAACAGTAGTTCCAGCAGCATTTGCTTGAGTCCAAAAAGCGCACAAATTGTCATTATCGTCATGGGCGATAGATAGATCTGTACAGTCATATATACCACCTAACGTTGTAATGACATGTTCGCTACTGAATCCTATATTTTCAGTAAATCTAACATGTCCAACTTGAACTGTTGAAGCACCTGTATTAATTAATACAAGATAATCAACATATCCATTTTGATGAGCACATGTACCAAAGACACTGAAATAAGATCCAATCTTAGTCATAGACTGTTCAGCGGTAGTTTGATATGTTGGTCTGTATTGCTTAACTCTCAAGCTGTTAAAATACATGTAACTGACAAAGATTGTCTTATTCGTATAAGGCGCATCAATTGCCATTTGATCTGCATCGGTAACAATAGCTGTTACTGAGTCAGTCGTAATACGAGTAACGTTATCAACATCAGTGATATCGAGAACAAATGGTTCGACATTACATGCACCGGTTCCTGTATCGTAATAAGCATGCCAAATAATCACCCTGTTTAATTCTTCAAAAACGTTAAGAGTTAAATGTGGTCCATTTGTATTAGTTCCAACTTTATATGGAATTCTTTGAGTATTAGATGTCAATTCTCCACTATATACTTTTTGCCAGTCAAAACCATTTTCTGATCGATATAAACTAATTGGTGCAGCTGTATAGTTTTCACGTAAAGCAAACCAGAGTGTTCCATCAGTTCCACGGACCAATGTTGCATTATCATAGTTGTGCGTAATTAGTGCACGTGAATTGTATACATTTGCCAGAATACCAGCGGTTGTAATAGTGTTAGGCATGTGTTTGCTCCACGTGAATTAAGAACGTACCGTCGTCAACAATTGCATCTGTATCTATAGTAAGCTTGCCCCAAATAACATCAGTAACTCTATTTGATTGAACACTTTCAATAGTTAATGTTGGAGTATAAGTTCCATACTTATCAATTGAAAATGTAACCATATCCGCAAGATTATTGACACTTGTAGCAGAAATAGTGAATGTTGATACAGATGAAGATGTATTTCCAAGTTTAAAAGCAAATTCTTTTTCTTGGTTAAAAAGTCCAGAACCTAAATCAATACTGGTTATAGCATTTGAATCAGCAGCAGTTCTACATGGACAACTTTTAATTATAAACTTAAAACTCAATGCAGTGTAATCAGGATCAACAGTTGCATCGTATGTAGCATACTCAAGTACAGATGGACTTGTTACAACTTGTTCAACACTTTGAGTAGTTGATAATGTTGGCGCAAGTCCAACATATGAAACAATAGATGTAGTCGTACCAATGGCTACTTGTCCAGGAGTAAGAACATCTGGATCAAAAGCAGCTGCTGTTATAGCAGGTACGTTATCTACTGTCAGAATTGTTTGTTGACCTGAAGTTACAGTAGGATCAAGCTTTGTAAAACTTACTTGCGCTGCTGGAGCATTAACAGTTACACTTGTACCAGTTTCATAATACAACGTCAAACTGTCAAGCTGTACAGTGCTTCCATTCTGCGTAGAACCATTACGTTCCCATACAACTTCGAAACGATATCTACGTCCAGCAACCCAAGTAAAACCAATGTTGCCCAAAGTTAAAGCACGTGTGTCTGAATCAGATCCAGTACTTGCATGTGTAAGGGAAATTGCATTATGCAGTGTGGTAGGTGATCCACCATCCAAATCATATACGTTGATTTGACCTTGGTTACCTGCAACGTTATTGACGAATGTAGCACTGGCAGTTATTGTAACAAGAACATTAAGAGCAGCCTCTGATGGGACAGTAAGAATAAATGAATATCCAGGTCTTCCTGATCCACCAGCTACATATGGATCAAAATAAACTCCATTGACATCATATGATCCACCAGAAGAAACTCCGCCTACGTAAGCAAATGTATCAATGAAATCATAAATGGTTCCATCGAAACATGTAAATGTATTTGAGTTGTCTGCGGCAACAGTTGGACTTGGTGCAGTAAATGTAACTTCAGCAGCGGGAGCTGCAATGTCAATACCAAGAGCAAGAGTTGGATTAGCTGAAGTAAATGTAAGCTCAACAGCAGGAGCTGAAATGTTGACGCTACCCGATACAGAAATTGTTGCATCTTGTTTGAAGAATGACAATTCAGCTGCTGGTGGAGCTTGATAAGTCGAACGACCTATTCCAACTTCATAGTGCTTTAAGATTTCTGTTGATGATAAAGCTGTATTATATACAGCTATTTCATCCATTTTTCCGTTAAATCTTTGGGCACCGTAAGCATTTTGACCAACGTAAACAGCGTTGCTCGTATTGCCCATTCCAGTAACAGCATTGTCAGCAAGTAAATAAGTTACATCTACACCATTTTTGTAGAATGTAAGTGTTGTACCATCCCAAACCATGGCAATGTGATACCAAGTGCCAGTTGAAGATGTACCAGATTCAGAAGCATACTTGACCTGGTTAAGGTCAGTTTTCTGAATGAAGCAAAAGAATTGGTTTGTTCCGCCGCCTTCACCCCAACCCAGGCCCCATTCACCAGTCTTTTGAACTATCGCACCAACGTGATTAGTATCAGGATTCACCCATACTTCAGCGGTGAAGTTTGAATTAGTATAAGGTGAAAATACATCTGCATCAGCAATAGTGCCATGATCATCAGTGCCATCAAAATCTGCTGCACCATCTGAATCATTGGCAAGCGGATCAGTCGCATAAGAAGCAGGAGCATTAACCCAAGTAATAGTTCTGCTATTGCCTGACGAATCTGTAGTGCCAGCAGAGTTAAGTCTGTACCAAGCTACTGGTGAAGCTGCTGTTATCAGATCTGAATATTCGCTCATGACATCTCCGGTGAATAAGAAAGGACTGGAGCTTTCGCCCCAGTCCTAACTGATTTAGGGTAAGGTACAGTAAACTGGAGGACCAACCTTAAGAACTTCGTTCTTGATGAGTTGGAGGACAGTTGTTGTTGTAACAGCAAACCATTTTACGCTGACAACAGGCACGGAGGACGTAGCAGGATAGGTGAAATTCTCCCCAGAAATCTCTACTGCTTGATCTACCGTTACAACAACATCTTGAGGCATAAGTTACGCTACGGTTGTGTAAAAAATGCCTGAAGCATTCCATGTAATTTGGAACGTACCAGAAGAACTGGATTGGTTCGAACCAAAATCCACGTATGCAATAAGTGGAGATGTCGAAGCTGTACCAGTAGACTTATAGATTACAGCATAGCGAGCTGTAACTGTTGAAGAAGTCCATGATACATCAGCGGCATCAAATGTTTGCTTGTTAGTAGCGTTATCTTGAGTTACCGTCTTTGAACCAAGTGTAGCGCCACCACTGGTATAACCAGTACCTGATGCTTCGTTGGCACTTACGTCATCCCAGTAATCGTGTGCGTCCTGGTCTGGCGTGTATGAAGAAGTAACTAAGGCTACCTTGATGGTGTCAGTATCGAAGTCAATCTCTCCATTGAGAGCCTTGGCTGGAAACTTGGTATAGAGTGCTGTAGTAGCCATCAGTTAAAACTCCTATCAGGTAAGCGTGTCGTGGATCTGGCAGCCCCAAGTTGACTTGAGAACCTTCACGTCCACCGAGTACCAACCCATGAGGTCGATCTTACGGCCAACGATGTTGTCGTCAACGTCAATGCGGATGTCATTCAACCAACCAAGACCAAAAGCCTTCTGCGAGAAGACGTAGTTTGGACGGTGGGTTGGGGTAGCGTCGTGAGCAGTTACTTGCGAGCTGACGAAACATGGGATACCGTATGGCGAACCAACATATCCAGCGTTGTTCGTAAAGCCCTGACCAAAGCCCTCAACAGTCTGCTTACCAACTGAAGCGAACGCAGCAGCGTCACCGAAAGCCTTACGAAGCTTCGCCCATGAGTATGGGTGGAATACTGCAAAGTAAGGACCAGGAACGTTGTTGGCTTCAAGGTAGCTGATTGAACTGAGGAAGTCATCCTGGGTCATGGCATCACCAGCGTCGTTAACAACTGTGGTGAAACCAGACTCCATGAGATCAAGCACGAGCTTGTCTTCGTCAGCGGCAATCGCACGACCCATCTGCTCACCATAAGGAGCAAGATCCTGCCAAGGGTCAGCGTACAGAGCACGCTTTGAAACCTCGACAAAAAGACCACGCTCAGTTGGGGTCAAGGTCACGCCATCTGTTGATAGCGTAGTGCTTGAAGGAGCAGTACCTTCAGTAAGAGCGGCAACCGAAAGCGACTGCCAAGCAGGAACGACGATTGAAGCGTTGCCAGGAGGTACAACGAAGCCAGAGACCAAAGGACGCATAACACGGTTAGCATAAGCATACGTGATAGCCTGATCGCTGACGATTGTACCAACCAGGTCATTAAGAGTGGTTGTATTTGAAATCGACATAGTTTTTTATTTCTCCGTATCAGGAATCGAAAATTGTATTAGATGATGAGTATGAATTATCTGTTAGCAGTTCACGATATCTCGCTCGAACAATCTCACGAGCTTTAGGATCTGCTTCAATTTCCTTTAGCGTGCGTCCGCCGAAAGCTCCCTGAGCCGGAGGACTTGATGCATTTGGGTTGGTGCTATTTGGACGAAGAGCCGAAGGATATGCCGGACGTTCTGACTGTTGAGGCTGTTGTGGTTCAGCTGGCTTGAGAATTCCAGCAAACTTGTCTACCACTTCAGCAGCAGTCATACCTTCTGGGATATTGATAATTGATGGATCCGCATCAATACCACGCTTGGCAAATTCTACTGCAACTTCGTTGTATAGCATCTTTTGCTCCAACTCGCGTACTTTGTGTCTCCAGGACGCATTTTCGCTGCGAAGCTCTTTAACGTATTCAGCATTGAACGTTAGCTGATCGTCATTTTCAGTTGTCATTGGTTCCTCCTGGGATGTGGGGATATGGCATCAAGCCGACATTTATATAGTATCAGATTATCTTATACTGTAAACTTTTGATGTATATGAGAAGTTTGATGGTGCGCTAATTGAGTAAGACTTAGGTACGTAATCATAATTGATCGCCGGACCAGTAGTTTCCCACCACTTCGTTGTTCCTGTGGTATTGGCTGGAACAGTGTAAGTCTTTGAGCTGAAAGCTCCAGTATTCAATGGACCTTGAACTGTAAGTCCTTTTGATGTGTTACTGACAAATGTATCAGTAGCTATCACGGTTTGATTACCATTAGCAGAAGTGCCAAGACTATAAGTTCTTGGTGCAAGTCTTTCCAATCCACCGGATGATCTGACATATGACTTGCCATCAGCTTCAACTTTTGAACCGTAACTTCCAGCAGGAGCTTCAATACCTTTACTCGATCCATCAAGTTGGTAATAATCAACTACTGCTTGATACCCTTTGCTAATTTCGGGAGAAGCTGATGAATTCAAAGCAATTGCTTTATCAATTTTGTTTAAATCGTAAATTCCTTGATCATAAGCAAAAGTATAACCTTCATATGTTGATCCTGTATCCATCAACTCAGCTTTTCCTGTTTGATCATTCCAGACGATCTTAGAAGAAGATATTTGAGCTACTGAATATGTAGAAGAATTAGTAGAAGCTCCATTTGCACTTGGCTTGTATAGCTCAACAAACATATTACTCAGAGAATTAGAATTAGTTGCTGCAAATGGATTTAGGGCTGCTGAAGTTAGCTCAGCATTAGAAAAACCTCGTTGCGATACAACAGTATTTGCTGGTGTTATTCCAAATGAACTTGGCGCACCTGAAGTTAGTGAATATCCTGTTACACCTAGAGTTGGAAGACCATTTACATAATATTCTAATTGTCCACTCAATGGATTAGACCTAAATCTATCTCTTGTAAGACTGAGTAAACTATTTGCCACAGCATCAACAGTTGTACTTGAAGGTCCTGAATAAATATTGCTTGTAGGACCAGTTGTAATAACTGATTTAGGAGACAACATATTCAACACGGATTGATAAGTTGGATCCGATGTGATAATAGGTGCAGGCAAAGGCACTGCATTTATATTAGGAATATTGTCATATCTGCGTTGAGTTAGTTGAGCCATTATTAGTCTCCGTAGTGTAAAGTGCAGAATTAAGTTCCATATTAGTACGCCATTCAACTTCAGCTTCCATATCAGTGTAAAGTGGGTTGCGCTTTTGCAACTCATCAATAGCATTGGTGAGACCAAAGCGTAGATCCTGTTCAAGCTGAGCTGGATCAGAAATAGAAGGTGTCACTGTCTCTTCTGGATAATCAATTTCAACAGAATCAATCATAGGAAGACCAGCTACAGCGCAAATCAAATTAGCAAGTGCCAATTCATATCGTCTGAAGTTGACAGCTTTTTGATTGAATACAGTGATAAGTGGATACCAACGTACCATTAATTGAGCACCTGAAATATGAGTCTTATCTCCGTCTCCACCTTCAATAGTGATTTTGGGTACATTGGATGTGGCAAACAAACGATCTTCTAAATATTTGACAGCATCAAGTGTTTCATTGATCTTTGGATCCAGGTTCAAAACAGAAGCAGTAGCTCCAGCAGGCAAGTTGATAGCTCGACCTGGATGAAGCGTTACCGACTCGCCTGACTTATAACCACTGAAAGCAATGGGTGTACCTGCTTGCATTTTGATAGTAAAAGCAAGATGTGTCATCAATTGATTGATCTGGTTGTTGAGCTTGCGTACATTGACAGCAGGAGCATAGCCAATAAACTCATCATGCACAGCTTCACCATGAATATTGACAAATGGTAGGAAACCAAGAGGATTTTCGGTTGAACCTTTGAGAAGATTTCCTTCATAAAAAACTACTGCTTCACGAGTCCAAATCTGTTGTGCCAAAATACGCTCTGATTTGATGGAACCATCTTGTCCAAGGCGTGATCCATCAGTTACTCGATCAACAACTCTGACAAGTGAAATAGCATCTGCTGTATTTGGATCGCCATCATTACCTACTGCACTGAATTGAGTTGCATCGTAAATACGTAGTCTGTATCCAGATTCAGCAGTTTCATCAATGTATGGATGAATAAGAACTGAACCAGTCAATTCAGAAAGTAAGTCAGCTTGCTGTAGAAGGCTATCAATTGCATTGTCAGCATATACCGCTTCAACATGAGCAACTGATTCAGCAGGGCCATTGAAGGTTCTATGTAGGGGACGTGAATAAAGTAAACGACAACGCTTATCCATAATCGGCTTGGTCAAGTTTATGATGAGAGGATCAACGTCTTCGTTCATCATGACAAGAGTTTGTTCTTGCTTGCCGTAATAGAAATCTTTATTGAGTTGAGCC